CGAGTCGTTGGAGAAATTAAAGTCATTCTACTCGCCGTAGGATTACCATCGTCTCCAGTAAGAGCTGTAACATAACTTGTTGTAATAGTGGAAGCCCGAGTTGTAAATCGCGCAGCAACGGTAGAGTTCCAAGTATAAGTTTTTCCATTTGCTATAGTTGCAACAAGGACGCCTCCCCAGTTACCTAAAGACCAAAGTCCAGGTTCTAAAGTAATAGTTGATGCAAGAACTGCATCTCCCCATCCTGTATAATTTGTGGCGTTAGAAACGGTTGTTCCATTAGTATGAACTTGTCCATTTGAAGTTCCGACTGTAGCCGTTCCATAAGCTCCTCTGGTACAACCCGTTAAATCATTTGTAGAAACTCCTGTATATGTAATTAATTCATTTTCAACGGCGATCGTTCCTGCACTTGGAAAACCTGTTGCAGACGTTAAAGTAATAGAAGTTCCAATTCCACCTGTTCCAGCTGTATCAGCACTTAATCCGCCATTTAAAGTATTGGTTAAAACTCCAGTAATCGTTCCACCATAATTACCTACACCAAATCCATAGCCATAAGTTTGAGCTGCGGGTCCAACAGTTGCATAAGGTTGAACCGTCATACTTCCACCTGTACTAATAGCTGAACTAGCTTGAGCTGATGAATTAATAGTGAATGTAACATCGCTTGGAACTGTTAAAACTTGAAATAATTTATCTTCAAATTGAGCATCGGTTAAACCAGTTCCACCAGGAAGAGTAACAGAAGTTAAAACAATCATATCCCCCACTGCTAAATCGTGAGCGCTGGTGGTTGTAATAGTACATGTTTTAACGACAGTACTGTCCGTTGATAAAGTAGAAGAAGTAAAAGTTGTTTGCGCTCCGGCATTATTAGAACGCCATGGAGTTATATCGTAAAGTTGACCTTCAAAATAAATAAGAAGAAATTTATCGGTTCCAATTCCTACATATCTATTTCCATCTAAATCTACAAAAGAATGTTGCTTTCTAGCTACTCCACAAATTGTATCCGTTAATAAAGAAGACCACCCTCCTACTTTTTCAGGAAGACCATATCTGAATCGGGCATTATCGGAATCGACCCAACGACCGATTGCTCCAATCGCCGTATCTTGTTTGTCTATTCCGGGTGCAAATTGTATAGATGTAAGAGCCATCTTTATAGCTCCTAAGAAGTATAGTTAGTTTTATAGGCCCAGCCACGTGTTGCGTCTACATAAACTAACGTTATGGATTGACCATTATTACTTAGTGTTAAATCAGAAGTTCCAGTATTAATTTTTAATCCATTTCGACCTACGGTTAAATTGTTAGATTGAAAAGTGCCTCGGCCATCAATGATTGTAACCTCATCTCCAGTAGAAGCTGCAGCTGGTAAAGTAACAGTAATAGGGTTGCTTGAAGTGTTAGCAAGAATTTGTGCTCCTGCTACAGTTGTATAAGGAGTGTTGGAATCTGTAATAGTTGCATAACCTTTTTCAAGAATAGTAATGACTGTTTCACTTCCATCGGATCTGCATAAAAGAGTCGCACCTGGTGGTACGGGTTGTTCTGTTCCTGAAGCGGTTAAAACTCCCAAAGTATAATTTGAATTTCCTCTAACCGTTTCATCTTTTATAATCCAAACTCTTTCTGCAGTTACAGGCATTGTTAAAGTTCGATTCGCGGCTAAGGTTCCGTAAAGTCTTAAATAAATATTTTTACCATTGGAAGTTGCACCATCCGTTAAGGTAAGTGTTATACTAGCTGCCGCCATATCTACGCTGGCGTAACCCGTAGCCGATTGTTCTAAAATTTGAAGATTAGTATTAGTGATTCCGCCCCACAACCCAGCTTTTTCACCGGTTGTAACGAGTTCTAATTGTAAATCTGTTGAATAAGTTGATGCCATAATTTTAAGTTGGGTCTATTGGTGTCCAAGTCATAGTTGCCCCTGGTATAATTTCACTCCATGTTATAGCCGCGACTGTACCTGTTGACAATGTTAATCCACTACCCGTAGGTGAAACATTCGCAGTTCCTGTGATTGTAACGGTTCCTGACGAAATTACAAGTTCGTTTTTAACAGCGGTGATGTTAGCACCAGCAGTAACGGTGACCGTTCCTGTACCTAATACTAGTTCATTTTTAACTCCAGTAACATTAGCATTTCCTGTAAGAGTGACACTTCCCAATCCTAAAGTTACTTGAGAACCTGTAGGATCTTCTATAATTGCGTCTGCAGTAATTCCTGGATTACCAATACTGATAACTAACGCATTTTTTGTCGCGGAAATAGTTACACTATTATCCGGTCCTGCCGTTGAAATGGGTAATTCTGCGAATGATGCAATTCCTAATAACATATATAGTCCTTTAAAGGGAGCAGTGAGGTATGTGGTGGAGTCACTGCCCCCATCAAAGAACTATATCATTTCTTAAACCACGAGGGAAGACCTAAATGAGGTCGCTTGTCAAAGATGTTCTCTTTAGCTCCTGGTGTCTTGCGATTATTATAATGTAAAAATACCTGAATACATTCTTTACCTTTGAATTTATTTCTCCAATGCTCCACTTCACAGCCACAATAAACTAACATATCTCCGGGTTTTAAGTCTACTTTAATGCCCTTAGCTGTGCTTTCAGTAGTAATATTTTTACCGTTAGGTATACCAACATTCTCGTTTGGACTTAAATATAAAGCCCAGGGGTCTCCTCCAAGATTCATTGTTGTAGATATCTCACAACTAAATCTATCCTTATGTCTTTTTAAAACATCCCCATTTTTATAAATTCTGGCAAAAGTATAAGCAGGGTTTAGTTTTAATCCTGTCGTCTTTTCCATAATGGGCTGACACTTCAACATTAAAGTTTCCATAGCGATATCCGAATAATTAGAATAGGTATGGGGAATCTGACCCTCAGCAGGTTCATACTCACCTAATAATGTTTCATAAGGAGAAATAAATCTTGTTTGTCGACAGGTATCATAAACCTGTTTTTTAATAGAAAAGTAATTGGCTACAAAGGCAGCTAAATCTTTTGAGATAGCTTGACGAATTACACAGTATTTATCTTTTTTAAACATTTTTTGCCATCTCTTTAGGGATAGCAGTGATGTTCCAATGGATAAATCTGAAAGGTGCTTTGCCGTGATCGACTGCGTATTCATGTTCCATATATCCTGGAAATATAATTAAAGTTCCAGGTTTAGGTCTAAAATTAACGAGCTCGGTACCATGAAAGATACCTTTTAATTCTGGTTTCATTTTTAATTTAGTAGCTCGTGCTCCTGTTCTCGGTTCGTGAAAGATAGGATAAGAAGTCTTGTCACTACATTTTAAAAAATAAAATCCTGATACATGTTGGTTCCAATGGATGTGCGCTGAATGATGACCTCCTCCTTTTTTTGCAAATTCTTGTACCCACATTTCAGAAAACATGGTTTGATATTGTTTCATATCGTAGCCATGATGATCTAAAAATTCCCAAGACTTTTGACCTATATAATTTCTTAAATCTATAAAATCATTGTCTTGAGTTAATGGTGTTGAATGCCAGGCCCTACCAAAATCACCAAATTGTTTTAGATATTTTTTTGAGTCCGGCATTTTTTTTGATGCCTTAATATATTTATCACTCGCTTTGTTTAATGATTTAACAAACTCTGGTTTTTCTTCCATCCATACTGGTGTTGAAAAATAATTATTTATATGCATTATTTAAATGGATATCCTAAATGCCATAAGACAAGTGAATATCTCGTTCCTTTCGTTATTGGTTTAACTCTATGCCATAGGTGTGAAGGAAATACTACGATAGAGCCTTTAGGTAATATTTCAGTTACTTTTCTTAAGTGTTTATCTTCCTCTCTTTGGTGAGGTTCGTATTGTCTAAAATCAAATTCTAGTTCACCACCTGAATATTCTGAACCATCGGTGAGTTGACACGTCATAGATAGTTTTCTAATTTTACCATGATCGGGATCATTTTTGTCTTTTCTATCGTAAGCTTTATCCCAACTGTCGCAATGCCAATCATAATATTGACCTTGTTTATATTTTGTAAATTGACAAGACTCTGATCTATCCCAGTCAAAATTCCAACCCGCTCTTCTATTTGCTTCATGAACGTAGGGATGGAGTTCTTTATATATCCAGGTATCATTGAACCATACTAAATCTGATCTTCTTTTTCTTTGAATGTTTTTAACATCCTCTTTGGATAATTTTGGTTTGTTAAATCCCCCAGTTCTAGCAATACTGTCTTGTTGTTGTAATGCATATTTAATAACTTCATCACAGAAGCGCGGTGTTAGTGCAGCGTTAAAATACCAAAAATAATTAGATAAATTCATGGGTAATAGTTAGAATAGAGTTAAGAGAATCTTTCTGATTGTTAGTTATGTAATACATATTAGTAGAAGGGAACATAATAAATTGATTATTTTTTAAAGGTATGTCCCACGATCTTCCGGCTCTTCGATTGTCATCATAGTGAATTCTAACACTGCAATCTTTAACATTCACTCCATATAACAAGGTGTAATCAGGAGCGTTTCTTAAATCTATAGGATCGATATTAAGTAAAGGAATGGAAATTTCTTTGGGTTTATAAACATTTCCCCACGTTTCTTTATTAATTAAACTAAAACCATATTCTACATTAATATGTTCTCTTAAATAGGTATTGAGTTTATCCCACTCCCTTGAATAAGGAAATTTTTTATTATTGATTCGTGATTTTAAAATGTCGGATTGAAGTTTATCTCGGTCTATTTCAAAGCCTTTCGGCATATCAACATCGCCGTAATATAATCCTATTTCTGATAGTACTTTCTTTTGCATACCAAGTCCTTTTATAAAGGAGGATATACTAATGTCAATATGATTAAAAAGATTTGATCTAGATCAATTATGCTATGGGAGTTTTATCCCAAGATTGACCAACTTCGTTCCATGTATAAATAGTACCAGCTGATTTTTCTTCATCGGTTAGATCATCTGGAGCGTCACCAATTGGTGAATGCCACGTCGCTGTTGTAGTATTTAACACCCACGATGCATAAGGTTTTTTAGGATAAAACAGATTATTATCTTCATCCCAAATATAACCTATACCTGCATAGTTTCCTCTAAGTGGAGTTCCACCATCTTTATGTGTACCACCAGATGTATTGTATGAAGTTTGAATCCACATTTGAGCAGGCCAGTTATTGTGTCGTTCTAAATATTGTTGTCCTACTGATTCATCTTCAACACCATCCGCGTTCAGCATATCTCCATTATTCAAAGTTAATACTTGAATAACTTTTGAATTTGATCCTAGTTTTGCAAAGTGTGCCATAATGTTTCTCCTTATATTATACTTAATTTAAAATGTAAATCCATATTAATTATTGAAATTTGTACCTTAATATTACTACTC